CCATGTTGTTCACTGCCAATTCGCGGGATGCTCGCTTCTGCGCAATCACGGACTCCGAATCACCGGGCTGGGGGAAGTACTGTTGCCGGGCATTCTCAAATTCCTGATCGCTGATGGACGCGCCTGATTCACGGCGAAGCTGAGCGTTGATGAATTCACGCTGAGCCTGCTCGATATTCTGAGCGTCCTCGCTCTTTATGTAGTTCCCCACCACCGGGATATATCCAGCGGCGCGATCCTTCAGGGATGGCGTCTCATAGCCCTTGGCCTCAAGTTCATCAAACGTGGTGTTTGCCATGTTCAGCCGGTTGGCGAAGCCGGCGTTGAGGTTCTGTTCGTTGCTCGGCTTCTCCGTCCGCGGAACGATCACGGTCGGTTGCGGCGGCGATGCTGGAGTTTGAGCAGGAGCAGGAGCAGCAGGAGCAGGAGTAACCGGGTTGGGTACAGTATCCGTTGACGTAGACTGAGTGGCAGACGGCGCCACAGCCGGAGCAGTAACACCACCGCCCATGGTTGGAAGCTGGATCGGAGGAACACTGACAAGGCCCTGGTCCGTCATTGCTGTTTTTGGCTGCGTCAGGATGTTCTTCGACAGGTCGTAATCGAATTGTTCCTGTGGCGACAACGGTTCGCCGCGCGACCGCTTGCCCTCCAGCGTCCGGTACGTGTTATAGGCTGCGGCCTCGTTGGTCTTGCCGGGGAACATTCCGCCATCGCCTTCACCGGCCTTCTGCACCACGTTTATCTTGCCCGTGCCATCAACCTGAGCGACCGTGCCCTTTGGTAGCCCGTACTGCGTCAGCTCGCTTTCGGACAGAACGCGGACGCCCTTGCCGCCCTTGTAGAGCACGCCAGGAGGCAGAGCGCTTTGCGGAATGCCGTTGCCTGCATCCGCCACCCGAACCGGCGCCGGCTGCTGTGGCGATTCCTGCCCACCGCCGAACTTCAGCGCGTTCGCCGTCCGCCACTGCCCCGCCGTCAGCTTTGCGAGCTGCGGATTAGCCTTGATCACGCCAGGCCCGAGGATATCGGACAGCGGCGCGTTCGGATCGGCCGTCAGCACCTTGATAGCGCCGCCGGGACCGAAGAAATGCGCCGCGTATTTCTCGGCATTGCCGACATTCTGAACGCCACCGCCCCGCAGGGCATCAGCGTTCTCCATGCCGTAAACGTCGGTCATTTCCGCCGACAGCTTGGGATCGGCCCGCAGCGCCAGGATATCGCCGTCAGACTTGCCCTGTGCGATGTCCGGCCGGTTGCGCTTGACGATGTCAAGCCAGGTCGACTCGATGAACTGGCCGTCCCCCATCGCGCTCGATCGAGGATTGCGCGCCGCCGGGTTGCCCGTGCCGTTCTCCAGGCCCTTGACCTGGGCGACATAGCCCGGAGTATGCGACGTGTCGGGAGGCGGCAGAGACACGGACTGGACGCCAGCAGGGTTGGGCGCCGTCGGCATCGTCCGCAGGTCAGGCATCTGTGGCGCCGCCTGGGCAGGCGCCCGCCCCGGCATCTGGAACCCCGGCATCAGCGCCGGAATGATCACTGAGCCGTCCTCGGTCTTGATCGGCTTGTAATACTCGTTCTCGCGGTCAAGCTGGGTCTTGGCCAGTTGAGCCGCCATCTCGGCTTCAGCCTTGCGTTTGGCGTCCATCTGGCCGATTTGCATCTGCATGCCCATCGGCGCCGTATCCCGGTTGCCCGCCAGGATCGCCGCCATCTGGTTGGGGTCGCCCTTGCGCTCGTTCCAATTGATCGTGGTGCCGTCGCCGTAGGACTTGGTTTCAGCGGCCTGACCCTGACCGGCGCGCAAAGCTTCCGCCAGGGTGGCGTTCTTGGCGTCGCCGCGCGCCGTCTGTTCCTCTGCATCCTTGCCCATCTGCCAGCCGGCAATCGCGCCGGACAGCATCTTGTTGAGGGCGCCCGTTACACCAACACCAGAGGCAGCGTTGCCTTGCTGCAGCATCAGTTGGGCAAGCTGGTTGCGCCGCCGGCTGTCCGCGTCGCTCGCCGGGTCGTTGTACCCAACGCCACCCGAGACGCCTTGAAAATTGATCATGTCGTTTCCTCCACGACCGACAGCACGCTGCCGATCCGTTCATGTTCATCCGCGACGGCGGCCCGGACGCGCCTTAGCCTGTCCGCCAGATCAGGCCAGACTTTCGGGTGGTGGGTCTTGATGTAGCTCAGCCGATCCTTGGCGTAATGCGCCATGTGCCCGGTACAGACCGAGCAATCCAGGCTATCCTTCAGGAAAGCGTACTGGTGCGGTAGCGGCGCGTTCTGTGCCGCCAGGTAGGCCCTGACATCCTCGTCCGTCCAGTCCCACAGCGGCGAGTCGTACTGTACGCCCCGCTCATCGAGATGGCCGGACGCGACACCGCGCCGCTCGTCCGCCAGCTTGGCGCCGCGCAGAACGAGGGTAGCGCCGCTGTCCTGGATCGCCTGCATCATGGGTAGCCACAGCATCCGCCAGCAGCATGACATGGTGGACTGAATGAGCTGTTTCGGCGCAGCGCCGACCTTGGCCATTTCAGCCGTGGCCCACAGCGGCACGATGTCCGACGGCAGGCCGTTGACTTCGTGCCACTGCTGGACCGGCATGTCCGGGTAGACGATCCGAAGCTTGGCGCCCAGCCGGTCGCAGGTCTGGTGAATGTGCTCCAGGACATGCGGGAAGGTGGCGCCGGGATCGCCATAGAGGACAGTGATCTTGTCCAGGTGCGGGCGTGCCAGATACAGCAGCGCCAGGCTGTCCATGCCGCCGGAGTACTGCAGGATGACGTTGCTGTGGCTGCCGATCATCAGAAGAACATCGCGGCGGCCGTGGCCGCCGTCCCGAGCAACTGGCCAGTCTGCCCTGATGATGCGCTCTTGGCGCTCGACGCCGCCTGATCGGCCGCAGCCTTCTGGCCGTAGGCGCCGATCACGTCGGTTCCCTGGACATTGACCGGCGTAGTCTGCTGGAAGTTCGGCATGCCGATCTGTCCGGTTCCCATTAGCGCGCCGATTTCGTTGATCGGCTGGCTGCGCTGCAACAGCATTTCCTGGATCTGGCGCTGCCTCAGGCCCGCCTGGTCCGACCGCGCCGCCTGGTCCTGGTTCATCGCCTGTGCGGTTGCCTGGTTGGCGAAGTTGCCGCGGTTCAGATCCATGCCGAACAGCCGGCTTTGCTCATCGCCACCCGCCATGATCGCCTGCATCCGGGCATCGTTCTCTTGTCGCCCCAGGCTGTCCTGCTGGCGGTTGTACGCCTCGGAGCCGGCCGCAATGCCCTGGTCCGCCATCCGCTGCTCCATCTTGGCGCGGTTCTGATCGAAGCCCGGCTGCATGCGGGACATCAGCGCGTCTTCGACCCGCAACCGATCGGCCGAGAAGTCGTTGGGACCAACAGAGCGCTGCAGATCGTTAAACCGGGCATCCATCGGCGCGGAGTGCTCGCCAACAGCGCCATTGAGCGAAAAGGCATTTCCCAGCACGCCGGACGCCTGACCGACGCCCTGCAGCGCCAGCCGGTTGGTGCCCTCATCGACCTGATTTTGTAGGTCGAACTGGCGCTGTCCGATGTCGGACAGCGAGGTGTCTTTCCGCCACCGATCGTTACCTAGGTCCGTGTAGCTCACGGAACCGTACGGATCGGTCTCGTCCAGCCGGTTCAGGTTGGCGTTCATCCGCGCCGTTTCGACGTTGCTTTCCGTCTGTGCCGCCGCCGTCTTGACGGGATCGGGTGCCGGGGGTGCCTTTGGTGACTTCATGATGCTTCCCTCAAATCCAGCGGCACTCGGACCGCAGTAAGCCGAAAACGATGGCGTCGCAGCCGTCGTCGTAGAATTCGCGAAGCACGCCCTCGCGCCGGAACCCGAGGCGATCGGCGATATCGAGCATCACGGCATGGTCCGCTCTGGTTCGCATCGTCAGCCGGCGGCAGCCGGCTTGCCGGAACGGGTAGGCGAACGCCTCCCGCACGGCTTGCCGCGTCCATCCGTTTGGATCGGACGCCACCGTGATCTCGATGTTGGCGCCGGTGAAGTCGTTGAACACCATGGCCGCATGGAGCCCTGAGCCGTCACCAACCCCGATCGCCACATATGGCCGGACGATGGCTGTCCCGAGGCGGGACGATGCCCACGCCGCAACAACCTCATCTTGACCATAGATCAGTTCCATCAGGTGACCCATCCACAAAAGTAACACCACAGCACTAGCCCATTATAGGCTAGTCAAGGCGATATCAGAAGCGCTTGCGTGGATGTAGAACCAAAGTATCTCGCCTATGACATACTTTAGATTATTCCGCCACCCTCGAAGACCACGTCGAATGCATTGATCGCGAGCGGCACGTCATTGGTGAACACACGGGAACCGCTGACCGATAGTGCGCTCGGGTCGCTCTCGGCAACGATCAGGCCGCCGTCCTCGCGCAGGATCGCCGAGCCGTCTTCCATCGCGATGTATTCCAACGAGGTTTCGTCCGCCGTGGACCCGCCCGTGGTCATTCGCAGCCGCACCGCAGCGGCCGTTCCGACAGCCGAAAGCCCAATCCAGTCCTTGATGATGGTGGATTCCGAACCCCAGAACGAGGCGTCCCACTCCGTCACATCCCACAGCGGCGATGAGCTGGACAGCGTCACCGAACCAGTCGGCGATGAGTCCTCGTAATCGGTCACGATGCCGATTGCCAGGGTTGGCTGGCCCATCGTGCTCAGGATCGGCCGGATCAGCTTGAACTGTTTCAGCCGGCCGCGCGCCCCGAAGTAGGAGAACGCGCCCCAGGCATCGCCCGTGATCGTGGCGCCGTCGTCGGAGTATCCAACGTCAGCTTTATACAAGTTGCCGTCTGCCCCACCATAGTACAGGTCGTCGCCCAGCAGGCCCCATGCGTAAGCCCGCATGCCGCGGAACCGGCACCAGGCCCCCGTCAGGGTGTTCATGACGTACTGGTGAACGCCTTCAGCGCTCGTCACCGGCACATTGACAAATAGCCAGTTGTCCCGCGGGTAATCCCCGATTTGCCAGGTGAAGCTTGTTCCGTAATCGCGCGCCGCCACCGTGAAGGCCGACTTGATCCGATCCGAGATTGCCCGGCTATCCGCCGCAGAGCGGTCAACCGGCAACACTTGTGACAAAGGCAACACACCATCGTAGGTCAGAACCGCCAGATCGGCGCCGTACTTCATCATGCAGCGCCGGCCGAGCGGCGGCGCCACGCGGAAGATGCCGACCAGCGCCCAGTTGTCGGCGTCGCTCGGATCGGAGCCCTGATAGATCGCCACCTCACCGCGGCTGGTGATCACAACGAACATGTCATCCGAGCCCGAGCCGCCGTCCCGCGTCCACGAGCCCAGCGCTGTAATGCTGCCGCCCATCTTGAAGAAGCCGGACAGGTCGAACTCAGTAGCCGCGCCCTGCACCGCGTTGGTGGCGAGGTACCAGAACTTCAGCGTGTTGTTTTGCGCGAAGTACAGCCGGGATTTATGCGCCACCACATAGTTTAGATCGGCCGGGGTTAGCCCAGAGCCGGTAATCGTGGATGTCGTCATGGTGGTGCCGTCGTACTTGATCGGCGCGTCCGAGCCGCTGGCCGCCACCAGGAAGCCCCGGAAGTTTGTCCAGATCCACTGACTGCTGACGTAGCCCGTTGCAATCTCGGTCGCGATGCCGGCCGTGGTCGCGTCGTAGATGCCGCCGGTTGCCGCAGCCAGCAACTTGCGCGTGGCGCCGGATGAGTATTCCATCAGCGTCTCGACCGGACCCGTTCCGACGCCCGATGCGTGCAGGGCAGAGCCGCGCCGCATGTCGACCGAACCTGTACCGGGAAAGAAGTTGTCGAGCAGAACGGCGTATTCCGATTTCATCGTGGTGAACGGATCACGCGCGTTCCAGCCGCCCGTCATCGCAGGCAGGGACGCGGCGATCGCGGTTTGTGTGCGACGGCGGGCAGGCTTGAACATTTTTACGAGTTTCCTCTCAGGAGTTGCGCCAGGATGTCGCGCTCGCTGGCGCCTTCCTGGTACGTGCCGGCGTCGTGGGCCGCGTCGACCTTCTGCCGGGTGTTCGCGATGTGCCCGGCCGCCCGCGTGATCGGCATGGCCGGCGGCACGAACGGCAGCAGGCCGGCGCCGGTCAGCGCGTAATTGCGCAGCGTCCGCGTTTCCGGGTCGTTCCAGTAGTGCCGCAGGTCGTTGGCGACCCCCGCCACGTCACCGACGATCGGAACCGGAGATACCGCCAGGGTGGCGGCGTCAATCGGCTGTTCCTGCGCCCAGGCCGCAACCGAGCGGTCAAGGCCGGGACTGGCCTGTTCGATGTCCCAGCCGCCGGGCGACGGGGTGTAGCTGTAGCCGGGTGGTGCTACGGGTGGCCGGTACGTCAGCAGGCCGTTATGTCTTTCGTCAGGCATAAGTCACCAAGGGAATGGGGTTGTACCGCCATTCCACAGCCGGTCAGAGCTGGTGTTGTTGTCAGGCGCCAAAGCCGGTATCGGGAATGTTGCGCGAGCTAATCAGCGTCAGGCCGCGCCGACCGCCCACCATGCTCAGCTTGGGCGAGCCGCCGTCGCGCGCCTGCTCGACGCGGACTGTTGCCTGATACTCAGCTAATGCGTCGCCGTATTCCAGCCCCTTGGCCTTGAGCAGGCGCCAGATCAGGCCCTGGATCAGCAAGTGCTCGTGCAGGATCGGGATATCGGTATCGAGAGCGAAGGCATTCTGTCCCGTGGCGCCGGTAGCATCGGCGCACCATGAGGTTGAGACGTATTCAAAAACCAGCGTCTCGATCTCGGTTGGTGTCGGGTCGAGCACGAACTTATTGGTGATTGCGCCCGAGGTGCTGCGCTTTACCCGCCAGCGCTGGCCATAGGCGCCAGAGCCGAGCGTTCCGGACTTGATTTCCTGCCAGTGCTGCGCCGACATCGGCCCGACCAGCGGTTCCGTGTCGCTGCGGTTCCAGCCGGTATCGTCAATGAAGTGGTCGAAATCGGCCGGGAAAGCGTAATCGCTGGTGCCGTTCACGGTCGCAAAGCTGTGCTCGCGGACCAGGACCTTCCAGTCATGCGACCGGGCGAGCTGCTTGCCCTCCCGGTTCAGCAGCGCCAGTGCTTGGCGTGCGAGCTGGTCAGTATTCCCCACCACCGAAGCCGGCCGGGGAAAACCAATTTCATCAAAGGCCGCTTGAATGATGGTGAGAACTGACATTGATCAACTCCAGAAGAAGGACGCGGCCAGCTAAGGCCGCGCCGTCGTTATCGCCCAAGAACCGTGGCCATGTTGAAGGACGCGGCTGTCTCCCGATGGCCCAACTGAGTCACGTGGGTGCCGTCCGCCGTGTAAGTGCTTGCCGTGCCGTTGACCCGCCACAGACCGCTGTTCCGGGAGCTTTCGACCACGTCGCAGCATTCCAGGTAGCCGGTGATCGCCGTGGACGGGACGGACCTGATCCACTCGTTTGTCGCGATACGAACCGTATTGCTTGATGCTTTCGTTTGGCCCTCCAGCGTCGCCCAGCTATCCGATGATGTCGTTACCGGGGTGTAGGTTGCCTGAATGACCCGCGCGCCCGTACTGCCCAGAATGTCCCACATATCGGCAATCCGCTGCTGCATGGTCGCGAGGGATGCAGCCGAAGTCAGATCGTTCGAGCCGAGCTGGTGAATGACATGGGTTGGCTTGACGACATTCAGGAAGGCCAGCAGACGCAGGTAACCGGCGCCGGTCAGGTAGTGTGACATCGCGGTCGAGGCGCGGGTATACTTGATGTAGCCGTACTCGTTGCTCAGTGCCCGCGAGATGTAACCGTAATCGTAGTAATCGGACTCGGCGGTATCGCCCTGCCCCCAGCCGCTGCTCGACCCGATCACCAGCACGTTGGCCGTGTCGTTTGCGTGCGTGTAACCCAGGATCGCACTCGGGCAGTAGATCGAGGCGGCGCTGAACGAGGTGTAGGCGACGTCATCCGATTTGTCCGTGGTCGCGGCAAAACCCTCGCCAAGGCTGGTGTTCGCCGCCTGCGCCACCGGCCATTTCTCGCCCAGGTTGGTCACGGTTACATAGGTCCGGACCTGGAACATGGTGTCGGCGGGG